GTTGCTGTATCATAAGTTGAGATATAAGCTTTTTTAAAAGCGTTATAACCGCTTATTTGTTTAATACCATCAGTGAATGAATCTGCAGCACCTTTGAAATCACCTTTAAACAACTTATAAAGTGACGTCGCAACGCTACCTAAGCCTTTTACCAAGTCGGTTATTCTATCAATCAAGAAGTCTTTTAGGATATTTCCAAATTGCTTTATGGTGTCCCACATGGTAATTAAGAAGGCTCTAAACCCTGCAAATTTTACCCAGGCATATCCAATGGCTGCTACAAGTGCGACAACTGCAGTAATAACAAATCCTATAGGGTTCGCTGTCATGGCTGCGTTTAACGCCCATTGAACTGTAGTCCAAATAACAGTTGCTGCCTGGCAAAGTTTTGAAATAACCAAATAAGCTGCTAACGCTGCATTGTAGATTTTCCACATGGTGAAGATAGCGACTACAACGCCACCCAGGATTGCTAATTCTGTTTTGAACTTCATAACAAACTTGATGCATGCCCCAAGAGCTGAGAAGACCATTTGCAATCCATTTGCGATAGTTGGAATGATAGCTGTTATTTGATCAACTACTTCACCTATAGGGCTGTTTATACCTTTTGCAAGTTCCTCTGCACTGGTTACTACTGTATCTTGAAGAGTTGAAAGTTTACCTTCGAGTGTTTGGCTTTTAGCCTCCATCATGCCGTGAAACTTACCACCTTCGCCTGTAGCATGCGCAATTGCTTGTGCCACATTCTCTGCAGTGATTTGTCCTTTAGACATCATATCCTTAAGGTCCGAAACTGACTTGCCAGTCATCGTCGAAAGCTCCTGAATGGGGTTAAATCCTGCATTAATGAACTGCAATAAATCTTGACCCATTAGATAACCTGTAGATGAAACTTGACCCATCACAAGTGAAAGAGAAGCAAACTTATCTTTATTGCCACCTGAAATATCGCCTAACTGCTTCATCAGTGGCAAAACCTTCTCTGTTGAAACACCGAAGTTAAGCATCTGTTGCGCCCCCTCGACGAGTTCCATTTTGCCGAAAGGTGAATGGTTTGCAAAATCGCCTATTTCTTTGAGCATTGCACCTGCTTTACTTTCATCTCCAACAAGTGTTTTAAACGCTACAGCGGTGCTCTCGGCTTGTGCTCCAAGTCGTGAAACAGCACCGATACCAGCACCGATGAGCGTTGTAGGATTCATTAAGAAAGCCATACCTGGAATGCTCATTAAACCAGACTTGAAAGAACTAAAATTAAATGTATCTTTGAGTGCGTTTTTCGCCTCTAAAGACTTTAATTTTATGCTATCAAGCTGATCCTTGCAAAGGCGAGCAGTCGCAAAAACATTACCTGGCGTTGCAGTGATCTTTATTAAAAATTTTAAAGCATTATCCATTATTTTCTAGCTTTCTTATTTCACTTAGATTTTTTATTGTTTGCGCCCAAACTTCGTCGGGCATCTCGTTGGGTTCTATTGAAAGGTAATAGCGGAGAACGGTGTCCCAAAACAGGACGTCTACACCGTCTGAAGTATCGACTTCAGCATCTTCTAGAGCTTTTTTATTTCTGCTTCTTTCACCTCCAAGATGTCTTGCATCTTTTGAATTGCTGCTAAGAATAAAGAGTCATCCTCTTTAATTTCCTCATCGCCTGCAACCCATAAGGCATTCAGCATTACTTCGCTCATCTTGACTGGGTCTTTCACCGCTGAAGCATAAGATAAATCCTTACGAGTTGGACGATGCAAAATGCAACTCTTATCTTCTACTGTGATTTCGAAAAGCTCACCGTGTTTAGCTTTCCACTCTTTAACTTGCTCTTTAGTAAACTTCATCTTTTACGCTTGTTTTTTGTTTAAAAAAATGAATGGAATAGCCTTTTCAAGGTTCTTATCTCCTTGCTTCCATTCTGTATTATCTTCTGTGAACTCAACTCCAATAAGGATGTCGGTTGTCATGGCATCACCTTTCGAAGGATCACCATAAGCAACCACGATATCTAACGAGGTGTCCAAAATATCACCTTTAGCAGCTTCACGAAGTGCCAAATACTCACTTTGCACAAGGCTAATTTCACCGCTGTAATCGTAGTTTCCACGCTGTACAGAGTGAGGTTTATTACCTTTTGCGTGAAGCAGTTCCTTTTCACGCTTAATGTTGTACTTGATACCTCGCAAACCAGTAATGTTGCGTCCGCCCATTACAACGGCGATGTCTGCCCATTCGTATTCTCTAGAATTAAACATATCTTTTTCAAGTTTTATAGCAAGGTAGAATTTAATCTACCTTGCATTATTTTACTTTTTACCTTTTGACTTGCCACTCTCTTCTACCAAGAAACCTAGGTTCACGTCAATAAAGCGTGAATAGCCGTAAGGTCTAACTTTGATAGTCACATTAATCTTACTTGTAGCAAGAACATTCTGCGAAGCATCAATGAAAGCCTTACAACCTTCACCTGCTTCTGTTGCTGATAGTTCACCTGCTGCAGTCATTGCACGATTGATAGCGTTTTCAATCTCTTGTTGCCAAGCCATCACAACACCTTGGTGCAAAGTGCCATCTTCATTCACTGTGAGCTCATCTAGCATGAAGTTAAGAAGAGCGTTATAGGCAATTCGATAAGCCTTATCAATGGTTCTGCGTGCAGTCAAGTGCGAATAGTCGTCAGTTTGCTCGCAAGCCATCTGATCATCGACAAAGTAGTATCCGCTTTTGCCTACATACTTGCGAGGAGTGATGTAGCCAGCGTCGTACAAATCCGAAACAAGACCGAATGATTCTTCTACAGTGTTTTCACCAAGATACATCTCTAGAGGAAATAGCGAACCATCTTTAACACGTCCAACGTTGCGTTGAACAGGGATAATTGCTAGCTTTCCTGCAAGAGTTCCAATGGCAGCACCTTCAGAAGATTTAATGGTATCACCAATAAGAATTGCTACACGATTGTACTTTTCTTTGCGCAAAGATTTAGGCGTTGTACCTTTAAATCCACGACCCTCAAGAACTACGAAAAGAGGTGCAAAAAGACTCTCTGTTGCCCACTCTGCAAGTTGTTGCGCCTTTGGTAAAGCTGTAAAAACATCTTCATCAAGACCTTGCGTTGTGGCTGTTGCTTCTCGACCGTCACCAGCTACAAAAATGCCACGAAGAGCACCATTTTGAGAGGTGATAAGTTCTCTAATAACACCGCTCTCTTTGTCGCAAAGCTCGGTGAATGTTTTGGTTTTATCCACGCCAAATACAATCACCTTTGTACCTTCTGGAACTTCGTTGTAGAAGTCTTCAACATGCTTAAATAAGCGTGGGTTATTTTCAGCGGTAACACCTAACTTTTTCAAGTCACCTAGCGAATGAATGCTATATGAAGTGTCAAGTTTGAAAGTTTCTGCAACTGCTACAGCTGCGCAAACGAGGGCAAATAAGCCGTCGGGCGAATCCCCGACAATGCCTAATTGACCATTAAGGAGTTGAATTTTGATTCTAGGTAACATATTCGCTCCTCCTTTTATTTAGATGCTTCAGCTAACAGATAAATACCCTTCTTGTCGTATCTGCGGACAGAGCCACCTGTACGGAGCAAGAATGAATAGATATCACCATAGTAAAGTGGGTTGTTTTCAGAGTCAAACATCTTCACTTCACCAATAGCACGTGAAACTGAAAGCTTGTGCCATGCAAGTGCTGCAGCTAATTCTCCTGCTTCGCCTGCTTCATCCCAAGGGAGTAAGGTCTTGTCGTTTTTAACACGAAGAACCTTTGAACGCTTCATAATATTGAAGCCGTAAAGATTTCCAACAATACCTCGTTGAACATCTGTCGAATTTGCGAAAGCCCACTTATCTGTATCTGCTAAATCAGCTAGCAAATCAGCGTACATGTATGCATCTAAGAGCAAATAACGATCGCCTTCTGGAATGTTATCTGCATCAAATTTTGTCATCAAGTTAATAACATCTTCTTTGCAGATGCGCTTGCGCTTTCCAATCGATGTTGCAGAAGTGTGTGCATCTCTTTCTTTTGTTCCTGTTGTAAGGATTACCTGCTCCTTTGGAACTAACTTACCCCAACACTCAAGCAAGCTAACATGTGCTTCTTCTTGAAGTTGTGACTTGTCATTTTGCAAGACGCTGTTGCGCTTATCGTAAGACAACTCAACTGTGTCTATATTTGGAATATAGATAGGATCAGTTGTGAACTCGTCGATTACGTATTCCAAGTCGTGGTCTGTGCGTTGATTCACAGTTGCAGGTTTGGTTTGGCGATTCTTTTTCACACCTGAAGGAGCACCAGCATTAGGAATGTGCACCTTGTGATTTGAAACGTGAACTGAATCGTCTACTGATTTTTCAGCAAACGAGTTTGATGGATAGAAGTTTTCCACCAAAGACTGCTGCCAAATTTCTTTGTTTAATGCCATTGTAATTTTGTTTTAATTTAAACCAATAAATAAGTAAATAATAAGTAAATGTAGGTGAGATGTATT